CTCTGATGGCTCTGCAGATGCTGCACCACTAACTTTAACCCCACCTCCAGCACTAGCTTTACTTGGAGTCTCATGCAAAACATCTTGGACGGTGAAAAAAGTCATTCCATCTCTCCTTCATAACCTGAAGATTCTTCACCTTCAGTTCCAGATGCAGCAGCTTCTTGCTCCATGCCTAACTGAGCCATCTGCATAGCTATCATCTCATGCTCTTTCATATGAGCAAGGACATTCATATAGCCAGCAGGATTTTGTGTTTTAGAATAAAGACCAACTTCGCTTCTCAACCAAGCTTTACATATCTCAGACTCAACGTTATGATCATCCAAGATAGGATCTACCATAACGCTGGACTGAGGCATACCCTGAGGTCCCATCATAGGCTCAGAGTTTATTAATTGGTTGATCTCGTAAAGCTGCTTATTCCTAGAATCATCACCAGGAATATGAAGTTCTGGGAGTCCTATTACGGAAGCAATAACTCCAGAGTTTTCAGGATGTCGGATTACTGTAGCGATATCTTCATTACCTAGCTGTAATAGGTTCATGATTATATCGCGCTTCTGAGTCCAAGAGATAGGGAATGGTTCAGCAACTTCTGGGACTATCTCACCTATCTCACCAGTTAATTCTGATTGACGAATCCAAACATTGATGAAATTAGAGCCTCTAGACTTAACGAATTTCTCATCAGTCTTCATGTTAACTACAAAGCTTCTGGTAGACTTCTCCATAACCATAGCCCACCATTCTTGCAAGATGGTCCATGTTGAAGATAGTCTCTGGAGCGCGCTTGCTTTACTAAGCTCATACTCACGTGCGGTCCCACCAGATCCTTCATTCACGCCACCGTAGATGCTAGGATAAGTTCCTTGGACAAACTGCTGACGATTATTCATACGTTCAGCAAATAAGTCTACTTCGCGACTCAACGTTGTAGCTTTGACTTCGTGAAATCCCTCCCCCAGAGATCTACCAGCAGGAGCGGAAGCAGGAGAAACTTGACCAGGACGTATCTCTTGTCGTTGATAAGCGGTAAAGTCAAGAACTTTAGGATCTGCAAACAACTCTGGAAGACCAAACTCGATAGTCTCAAGAGTAAGATTATCCAGTTCGTTTTCAATATCCTGAAGCGGGACCATAGGAGCGCCAATCGGTTGTGCATGAAGTGTCTCAGAGAATTGATGCTCCGCCATTGTCCAGTGCTTATTTATAGAATCAGGGACAATCTCTACGACTAGTTTATCATTTATGCGAACGAAATATATACCTTCTTTGAACTGCTGTTTTAGAGCTACGACTGTATCTTTTTCTTTATTCCAGAGATTCAAAGCCCAAGGCTGAAACCAGACTCTCTGAACAGTACACATATCATCCGGAAAGTCTCCCTTGTAAACCGATGGCACACGTATCTCAGACTCGTATGTTCCAAGACTATTACTTTGAATCTTATCCGCGTATTCTGGATAAATCTCTCGAAGTAGTGCAACAGGGAATTCATCCTCTAGAACTACGTAAGGAGTCGAAACCATCTCCTTGACCCAAAGTGGAATCTTAACATTCAGAGGTCCATATATCTCTAGGCATTCTCGATTCTTAGGATTGACTTGCTCTCCAGTCTGAACTCTTGTCGTACCAGAAACGTCCTCTATTTCTGGAACTCCTTGATAGCCACAATTTTCACAAGCTACAGGTTCAGGAGGTGGAGGCATCGGAGCATCTTCAGGCATAACCTCCTGTCCCATTTCTTGACCACAACCAGGACAGTAGGTGCTTCTGTTTATGATAGGAACATCGTCGTAGATTGGAGTTTTGTAGGAGCCGAATCTGTAGTCCGTCTTATTCTCATTATAACATGCGACAAAACCACAGTTATAAAGAATATAGAGAGATTTCATCAGGAGGAGTTTAGCTTTATTATGACGTTGTATGAGTTCTGCGATTTTTGAGTATGCCTTAGATGTCTGGATATCTTCGTGGTCATCAGCATCGAGAGGGAAGAAAACTGTAGTGGGAACTCCGGCAGACAGTGCACCTATAAGAATCTCACCATGAGCCTTATAGACATTAACAACTTTGGCATATATTGCTGGGTCTATATCCGACTGAGGGTCATCATCTAACATTTCTTCTGGAGTGCGCCACTGACCTGTAGACTCATTCCAAGCTGCATATTGAATACCATCCCAGTAGTTAAGATGCTTTCGGTAAATCTTCATGTTTATATTGCGAGGTCCCTCCTCTGTCTGTAAATACTCATCTAATAACTGAGAAAGTAGACGTGCTTCTTCTGAATCGGCTACAAGCATTTCTTCGACAGGTTCTTCTGGATTTAACTCTGGCTCAAGTCCCTCCATACCTTCAGGAATAGGCAGGAGAGATGGATCTTGGGCTAGATCCATCTCCGATGTAGCAGGATCGATAAGAGGTAGAGCTCCCTCCATCTGTGATGGATCTACCTCGGGTGGAGCAAGGAAATTAGGATCGAGAGGATACATTATTTCTTCTCAGCTTCTTGTGATGTCTCAGCGTTTTCCATTGTAGACTCAACACGTAGAGACTCAGCACGCGCACTATCAGCCTGCTCGACCGATGCTATCTTATCTCGCCAGAATTGCTCACGCATCTTAGCTTCATAAGAGCCACGTATTTGACTCCAACTAGGTCTCTTTAAAGATACTTGATTATCAGCACTATTACTAGAATTATTACTGCTAGAACTGCTAGGACTTCTACCTTGATTAACAGGACTCGAATCTAATCCTAACCTATTATCTATTATAGATGACTGCTTCTCTACTAACTTAGCGATTAAATCCTGATTGTGCGCGACTAAGTCTCTGTATGAATCATCCCTCTCTAGTAAAGTTCCACGCAATAATTCCACCTCTGAGAGAAGTCTAATAAGTTCTTGCTGTAACTGTCTTTTAGTGAGGGCGAAAACGATGTCGTATCGACCTGGTTGAATACCGACCTGTTTTCCTACGGATTGATTGTGTATTCCGCCTGTATTCCTTATCATAGACTGCCATCTGTCTATAGTAGGTATTCCAGTCTCCCGTCTTGTCGAGCGCCATAACGATTTGACCCAATTTATCAATTTTCTCAGCCTCATGTGAAGAAAGGTTAAAAAAGTCATCAATTGCTTTTATCCCGTAACGACCACCATCATAGGCATCATCACCGATAAACTGCTTGACATCCTCGGCTTTGATACCAGGTTTTTCTTCTTCTGGATAGACACAAGCTGGTATAGTCTTTCGAAAATCAGTACAGGATTTGCAGACCAGGAGTTTAGGAAGATTATCCTCTTTTTCCTCCTCCTGAAATAAAGCCATGTATTCTTTATATTTATCAGGTCCACTATTACGCAGGATCTTAAATGCAAGTTCCTCATTATAACCGCCGATAGGAGTATAAGATGGAGGTTTAGGTCCCCACCTAAGATACTCGTGCATGAGTGCTTTACCACCAATACGGTCATTATCTGCTTTATCCCAAGGAAGTCCTGTTGCTTCTATTATCTGTTCTGCTATCGAGTGGTCCTCTCCACGTTTTGCCCATGCACTAGGATCTAATTTGCAACTTTTGACCGCTTCAAGTTCCGGCTCGGTAATGCGAGCGACATCTGCTCCCCAGACAGAAATATTAGTTTTGGACCAGACCCTCTCTCGATAAAGAATGGCTCGTTTATCTGGAGTAGCTGCAAACCATCCAATCCAGACCTTACCGGGATGATATCCCCAGTCACAAGCGATGAGTCTAGGCATCCATGAAGGTGGGTCGAAGTCATCGATAACGTGGCAAGCATTTGGAGGCTCGTCTGGGAACTTAGTTCCGTAAAATGGATCTCTCCACTCTGTAAAGACTTGGCCTGCAAAGACCCACCAGTCTCCGTAAATCTTAGCACGCTGCTCCGCAAGAGGTAGTAAACGAAGTCTTCTAAGATAGCCAGGATCTTTAAGAAGTAGATAAGGATTGTCCGTAAGAAACGCACGAATGAAGATACGATAAGTTTCCGAATCTGAATCATATAGAAGCTGACCTCCCTCCGGTGCACCCTCTACAAAACGTTGACGAACCCAGAGATGTCCTATATTACCAGGATTACTTGCACTCCTGACAATAGGTGGAACACCATCAATTATACTCCTAACTCTAGAAGTTAAGAATGTATAACGAAATTCATTAAAAGCTGTAAGCTCGTCAAACGCTATATACTGATATTCGTTAGTATCGTGGGCGCGCGCGTCCTTATCCGATTCTAAATAATTGAATCGTATTTGTGCACCACTCGGGAATGTCGAGACATGCTTGCTAGCGTCGTAAGATGCACCGAATAGATTATAAATGGGGACTGCACGTTTAATAAGGGAGGCTTCGAGCTGGGGATAGGTCTCGCGGAACAATACGCCTTGGAATCCTTGATGATCGTGGAAATTGTAAAGGACGGGAAGCATGAATAATAACTCAGACTTTCCCGGACCGGCGGAACCACCAAAGAATCCCTCAAACACCTCGAAAGGTATCTGGATAAACTCGTTCTGTTTATCGGTAGGCTTCCACTCACGGACATACCTTCCACTTTCATCCCGTATGGTTTGAACAGCCACTTGATATACAAACTAGTATTTCTTGCATACCAATGCTGCATTGGCACTAGGACATCTTATAAGTCTAGCTCCTGTCATTAGACCAATTGTGTTTGCACCTGTCAGTTCGCTCCAGGTCGTGCCATTCATCGAGGACTCAATGACTACACTAGACTGGACAAAACAAACTACTGATGGTAATGCGTACTCCACGTTCTGTAGCATCACAGTGATTTCGCCGGGTGATATCGCTTGTGCCATGTTAGCCTCCTTAGTAGTACGTCTAGTAACAGTAGCAGAGTAGTAGAGTAGTAAATAGACAGACGAATATATAGACAGAGAGCTATCTTGGCAAGATAACCCTCCGCCAGTCTAACTAGCTCAGACTACGACGACCTGGAGGCTGCAGAAGTTTGTCGTAAAGCCGGGGGAGACGTTACAGTTTCACGATTTTCTTCAGTTTTTCCCAACTTCTTGTTCTTCAGTGCAGCGCGAGCCGACTTTTCACTGACAATGAAGTCGTGGTCGGCGTTGGTAAGGTCCTTTTGAGAACCTAGGATGGCATCTGCACCTTCTTTTGGAATGACGAATACGATATCAACGTCATCCTCAGGCGGGTCCTTCTCGATTGTTAGCGTTACTATGGTGTCGCCAGTTATGGCTTTTTGCTCACCACGCGCGCAAGGAACTACGAGAGAACCAATCCCTGTGTAGACTTCAGAGAGGTAAGTCGTACTTCCAAGACTACCCTGCCTGAGTCTACTACCTGTTAAAGAGCCTGCTGCCGACTCTTTATCCCTTCCTTTATCTCCTTTCTCACTCTCTTTTTCTTTGGTCCCTACCACCTTGGGAACATTAGGTCCAGTAGCCATTTCTTCGACTCCAGTGGACGGCTTTTTTACTTTTCGACTCTCTTTCCGCTGCTTCTTCAGACTGGAAACTGAGAACAGCATCGTAGTGGACGGTCTACGTGGACGGCTGTGTCTGGACGGCACTCCTTTTCTTGGTGCTCTCTTTTTCACGCCTTACTTCTATAACGACTAGCGCGCGCTGAAACTACGACGTTTGCCGAATAGTCTCATCTTGTTAGTCGGTGTCTCTCCTTTTGATGACTGAGATGATGTGGATGATGAGGAACTGAATCTACGAGCAGATGATGCTTGGATAGGTTCTCGCTTCTTAACTGTAGGAGTTTCCCCTCCAGAACTCTTGGAAGGTGCGAACTGTGCCTTGAGAGACTTGAAAAATGGAGACATCATGTCCTCTCCTATCTAGGTTTACCAAAGTTAGATTTCTTTTCTCTATCAGACTTCTCTCTATCAGGTTTCCAGCCTGTCTGGCGCAGAGAACCATAGATATAAGCATTAGCACGATCCTTTGGTAGACCTAATGCCTTAGCTTTCTTCTTCAGTTTTCTTTCCAGTTTGACTGGCATCTTCTAGTCTCTCGACTTCTAATCTCTCAGCTTCTAGTCTCGGAACTTTAGGAGGACTTAGAATATCTACATCGTTCCAAGTAAAGCCGACCTGAGCACTAGGAGCAAAGTCGTCAACGAATAAGTGGCAGGCTCCACAATACCTATATTTTTCGTCATTAGGATTGTATGAGACTCTACCACATATCGGACAAGTAAAAGGCATAGCTTCTAACTAATCCAAGAATCTTATCTGTATCGCGCGCGGACCCTTCGGTCCTTCTACGGAGATAAATGAGACTCTATCCTGAACCTCCGCGGACCTGAATCCTTTGGAAGTCTTCTCGAAGCCTGACCAGTGCGCGAAATGATCCTGTCCATCATCACCAGCAATGAACAAGAATCCTCGGTCAGGTCTTATCATACGAATAGAACCTTCGACGCGCTCCGACTCTGTCTTCTTGACTCTGTCTGGAGAAGGCTCCATCTTATCATGTGACTTATCGTATGACTTAACGAGTCTCGGAGCACCTATACGAGGATTTGTCCGCTCTAATCTATCCAGATGCTCCTCGTCAAAGTTCTCAGGTAAAGAATGACCTAGCACTAACATGACTAACTTTCCGCTTCTCCGCCCGCTGTAGGTTGGATAACTAAGGGAGACGACAATTGGACGGTTGTGTAGTCTCCTATCGCTTTGAGCTCTGGTCTGAACAGATGAAAATGAACTGACTCCGCTTTAGTGTTATCCCGCGTCACCTTATCCATTACGACAGCCATATCTTTAGCTATCGCAGAGAGTTTAGGAGCAGAACAACTATCTATCTTGGAATCATCGAGACTCTCTAGGGCAGACTCTAGACGAGAAGCTGCTTTTTCTGCTAGTGCTTCTCTTATCTTACCTATTCTCTTGTAACGAGCTTCGTTAGTAATCTTGTTCTCTGTGATGTCTCTAGTCGAGGAAAGGCCACCACCGTAGGCGCGCGTCTGTTCCTCTGAGAGACCATAAAGATTACCAGATGAGCGATTGCCGATGATAGCAGAAGTAGTCCCTATAGCTACCTGGACATCGGTCTGACCACGGAGGTTCCTTGACCTATGTCTAACTAAGTAAGGGTCCACTGCTCTATCTATTAAGGAATCTATTTTAGATGCTGAGATGGAGGAGGCTGAGATGGTCTCGTCAGTCTCTCCAGATCTGCTATCCTCTCCAGATCTGCTATCGCTTCCTCCAGCTTCTTCTTTATCTTCCTTATCTTGAGATGTTCCCTTATTGTCAGGACGAACAGGAGGCACATAAGTAGGAGAAAAGAGATTTCTCTCATGATTACGTCTTTTGTCTGCTTCGTCTTTACTCTGAAACATCGTCTTAATCCTGAGAGTATGGGCTATCGTAAGTATGGGCCATAGCTAGACGGATGTCAAGTGGCATAATCATTGGCATTTTCTCGACTTTCCTATGGTTTCCCGGCCGAACGTTTATTCATATATCTTGACTTCCCTAAAACTGTATGCTATACTACCCCCGGAGGTTTTCATGTCTAGAGAAACAGATTTAGCATGGGCAGCAGGATTGTTTGATGGTGAAGGGTCCACTATGTTTTTAGCTACTAAGGATTCAGAACGAGGTATAACAGTAAAAAGGATTCAGATTGAGATAGGGCAAGTTCTTAGTAATAGATATATACTTGATCGCTTTCATTCCATAGTTGGAGTAGGATATATCTATGTTAAGAATAGAACCTACAGACCCAACGAAAAACCTTTTTGTAGTTACAAGATAAATAAATTCGAGCAAATCCAATATGTAATTTGCCTCCTTTGGAAAAATCTATCACCTTGTAAGAGAAACCAAGCAAAGCATGCTTTATCTAGTTTTAGAAATTTTAGAAGCCAAAAGATATCACGACAGATGGATATAAATAAAATGATAAATGACGAGGAAGTTTCGATCGAGGATTTCCGTTGATACGTCCGTGCTGGAGACCACCCCCTGCCCGGCATCATGGGACCCGTAAGTCGGGGTGAACGTAGTCCATCATTACGTTATCCTACGTAACATGTGAATAGTCTCACATGTTATAAAAAATTACGTAATGAGTCTTAATTCGTTAGGACTTCAGTCTAAAAAGAAAAGCAGCCACTATATAATAGTAAGCTGCTTCCTTTTCTACAGGTTGTTTAGTCTAGTCCTTTTCTGGAATGTAAGCATTCATATCATGATACGAAAAGATATAGGCTGGATTCGTTACGAGATACTCTACATCATCCAACCTAATACCGTAAACGGTTCTGTTTTTATCTTCGAGTATCTCAAACCATATCCATTCCACATTGGCAGGATGATTTGAACCGCGATACTCGTATTTATGCCAGCGATCATGGTAGTAGATATGCGCTGTTTTTTCTTCCTTATTAAAATCGGCGCATAGATACCAGTTCCAATTTATCCCGCCACTGCCTAAGGTTCTAAGCATTACTTTTTTCCTTTCACAACAACTGAACCAACAGCAAGTATCTCGCGAATTCGCTCACAATGGCCGCAAGCTTTTTTATCCATAAACTCTTGAAGTGACTGAGCAATCATCTCGCTGAGTGATATCCCGATTGACTCCGCGTGATTTTTTGCTTTATCCCATAGTTCCTGATTCTGAACGTATACCGTTTTGATCGAACTAGTGCGCCCGATCTTGCCGTGCCCGTAGTTCGCTACTTCCGGCAGTGGTTCCGATGCTGTCCGTTTATTCGCCATTGCTTATCCCTTTTCTGAAAATCGAGTTAACTAACTAGTAACCATACTCACGCGCGTGCCAGTTTTCATGCTCACACTGATAATACTCTGCGATATGATCCTGTAAATCTTTCGAGACTTTGGGAGTCATTCGAGAATAATCAGGCATGGGAACAACGCGCTTGCCATTACAACTAACGCATGAAACATCATAATGGCCGCTGAAATAACTCTCAGCAAAATCAGGATCTTCGTCAAAATCCTCAGCTGACAAACCGTGTGAGTCGATGGAAGGGTTAACATGTGTTCCCTTACCTTCACAAACATCACAAACTTCATAGACTGCCGGAATTTCCTCAGTTGAGTCTAGGCGGTATAACTGAACCTCTAGAACCATACGCTTTTCGTCGAACGACTCATACCAACCGTTATGCCGTATCTCACGAATATCCATATCGAACCTCCGTAACCTAGCCTTAATTGGCTATATAGCAATATTATCCTAATGACAAGGGCCAAATTGCAAAATGTTTGTAAACCTTTTAGCTACACTACTGTCCTACATTTTTGTATGTATCCTTATAAGGCTATGTAGAGATAGCTCAAAACCTATTTATCCTTATAAAGCTACATACCGTTCGCGCGCCACTGTATCCTTATACGGCTATATAGATTCTAAGCCTATATATGTTTGTAAATACAAATAGCTGACAGTCTCTTATGTCCATGTTTATAAGTATAAAGCCAGGCGCGCGCTAGACCTATAGATATAAATATAGACATAAGTATATACATAAATAGCTGACAGTCTCTTATGTGTATAGTGATAGGGATAAAGATATTTAGAACTAGAGGGATAAATAGGTCACTATAACGATAAAGCGGGGTTTGCTGTCCCCCGCCTTGTCGCTATCCCTATACTACTAGGGACTATTCGTCGTCGTCTGAGTCCGCGAACGCATCAGGAACCGCGAGGTTGAGAGACTTGCGCTGCTGAATGACGAAAGCGCGAGCCATGTCCTCGGTTGCGAACAGGCCAGTTTTCATAACCTGTCGAATCTGCTTGTCGACTTCCTTGTCGGTTCCGCCGATCTTGCTTGCCAGCATGACGCGGATAGGTTGCGTGATCGTCAGGCCGAACCCGTAATTGAAATAATCACAGGCTCCGTCTTCGTTGTCGTTGCGCGCTTTCAATTGGGCGGTTTCCGGTAGGTCCTTGAGGTTCTCCGGAAGTGGCTTGCTTGCCGTATTCTTTCCCTTTGCGAGAGCAGTCATGCCGGGAGCCTGAACCGCACGATAGAGAACGAATGGCCACGTTTCGTCTTTGCCAGTTCCGCTCTTGGTTTTGGAAATCTTCACGTTTTTGATTTCCATGACGATATCGCCCTTTTGAACCGAATCCGCGATCCGCTCACGCTGATTGTCGTTATAGAATTTCTTCAGCGCAGGTGGGCACGTCTCCGGTTTCAAGATATCGACGGGCACCCTTTCCTCAGTGACTTGCTCGACTTGCTCCGTGGTTTCCGTTGCATCGTTCGCCATTGTCTCACTCTCCTGATATCCTCGGCTTGCGTTATTGCCGCCGAGATGTCCAGTATGGGGCCTGCCTAGATCAATGTCAAGCGAAAAGCGAGCCTACAGAAAAAATATTTTTGCCCTTGTTATTGGCGCTTTTGGCATACGGCTTGATTCGCGCAAAGACTAGCCCAAGCCTATAGCTATATCCTTATAAGCCTATATAGGACGGTTGTAGAGATGTCAGGACTATAGCCTTATAAGTATGTGTGCGCGCCCGAAGGCTGAAAGCCGACTATCCTTATAAGTATACAGCCATCCGACCGCGCACTGTCTGTCTATCTTTATCCTATAGACTTTTATCCCTATATCTCCACTAGGATAAAATCTGTCATAGTCTCTCATGTTGGTTCTTCTACGACTAATCGATATAAGTTAGGACTATTGATTATTATTAAGTCCTATGTCCACTTTTGTGGTCACTTCTTGGGTCCTACGCAGGGTATTTAGAATATCGCGTAGAATGCCCTTAGAATGAACGACGTTTGAATATGAGCGTATATTATTTTCAGGTAAGGGCAAAGTATGCCGGAAACGATCGCCAGTCCTAGCCTATAATCGTTCGTTGGCCGAACATTTAATTTCTAGGATATGAATAAATGGACTAGTGAATGCTCTTATTATGTCTTAAAAGCTATAAGTCCTTTTGATTTTAATAAAGTCTTATGTCCACAATATAGAACAGTATGCAAGGTATGCCGTTTTGAGGATATTGTTTTTAGAATGTTGTTTGCGCTATTTTTATTTCCCTAAACCCTTTAAAATCAGTAACTTACGAAATAGGGGATACCCCGGTGGGTCCAGATTATTCAAAATCGGGGGTCTTAGTCGGTTTTGCCAGTTTGAGTAAAAAGGATATGAGATGGATTTTAGGTCTTTTGACTTTTTCCTATATCTTCTTTTTATATATATATTATTAAGAGTACTAAAGAGGGGACAGTGAGAGGGGAAATGTGGGGTAGACCGGCCATTTTGAATAATCTGGATACCCCAGGGTGTCCCCTTTTCCCTAAGTTACTGATTCTAAAGAACTTACAAGAATAAAAATAGCGTAAACATTGTTCTAGGAACAGACTTGACATTTCAGCTAACCTATGCATTGACCAAAAAAGGTGACAGTAGGTCCTAGTTTTTTCTATCTTATCCTATACAGAAACTACTAGGACCTACTTGACAACGCTGCTATCATAGGGGCATAGGGGCATCGCCCTAGTTTCAGAAAAAAGGATATATGAGTAGAACAATCGATAAACGTGACCTATCTAAACTAACCATTCCAGTCGTATTCATAGTGACTAGAGAACATCCAGACTTAGAACCAGCATACTTGTATATAAAAGCCAGTGGTAATCTGAACAATGAATTATGTGCGCGCGGACTACCTATACCTACAATAAGGGAGGACCTAGATTATATTTCAGTAATAGAATGCTCGACTTTGGAATTTGCAAAACAATTAGAAATTCAATTGGAGAGAAAGCATAAACCTCTCTACAATGCTTACAGGAATAATGAAGTTATAGCACCAGAGAAGGAAATAGAATACACTATAACTTATAAAATATCTATCAATGATGCACCTAAGGAGAAGGAGAAAAAAGATACAAAAGAAGAATATACTCCCATAAACGACTTCGATAAGTATCTGCAAGGACTTGGTAAGAATAAGAAATGACCTCTCCTACATCCTGTGAAATCTGTAACTTCTCCTTTCGCGCACAAGACTCATCAAGACTCCACAAGCATCATATAAGACCAACAGCGCATGGTGGAGATGATATAGAGTCTAATCTCATCCTTCTCTGTCCAAATTGCCACAGTATAGCTCATATCCTGCTTGATGCTTATATGGGCGGAGAATTGGATGTCTATAAGCTTTACGATAGACAGCATTTCGTTCTACAAGTTATGAGATACTCTATACCACCTAATCCAGTACAGATGCTCGTGCGCGCACTGAAAGCTCTATATCAGGATAAATGGATTCGGCTCAGACTAAAGCAGAGATAGCAAAACGTTCGTCGAACGAACAATTAAAGTGTATTGAAAGCATACAGAGCACGTCTGAACATACTTATAAAGCTAAATAGGTATAAATAATATAAGTATAGACATAAATACTTCATATATGAATTGTAGATATATGTTTCGCCTCCACTTTCGCCCCACTACATCTTGTAGGTTGACTTTCAAGCGCCACTATGTTAAGATCGTCCTGTGGGAACACTCCAGAGACAAAAAGAGACGGTGAGAAAATCTGAGACGTTCCACGTGGAACAAGTTAAAAGGAAAGGTAAAGTAAACATGGAGCATCCCGTCACAGCTTGCCCGTTTTGTGGTAGTGGAAATGTAGTCGAAGTGGATTCCTACATCCACGAAGGACCAAATGGATCGAAGCTTGACACCACGCAACTTGGCTGCAAAGACTGTGGTCAAGAGTGCATGATCGGTAGACTCATAAATAAAGAAGAAGTATATAAGAATATCCCGATTTCGTAAGGAAAGGAAAGGACATGACAGAGCAAGAGCAGATAGACCTAGATAAAGCGAAAGCTGAAGTCCAGAAGATACAGGACAATACTTTCGATTATCTACGTAGTCTTAATCGTGCGAATAAACACGAACTAGAAATTAGTGGTTATCGCAATAAGACTAACGCAGAAGCGATGCAGATGGCTTTCAACAACGCTCAGAAACGAATCGAGAAAATCTGGCAGGATCACGTTAGGAAGTATCCCGATTAAGGAAAGGAAAGGATAAAATGTATAGGATGAAAATGAGAATCGTAGTCGATGTGGAGATTACTGGTCAAGACTCCAATCAAGCTTTCGAGCTATTGGATAATGTAAAGTATAATCTCCATCGCGCGCCAGTACTTCCAAACTGCGTTATCAAGAAAGTAGCTACAGACGCAATGTTGTCGGAGGAAACTTTCGAAGCTCCAGTAAATAGATAGGATAAAGAAAAGGAGACAGAGAGATGGAACACAATAAGGACAACGATAACGACGACCTTCTGAACGAGTATCTCAGCAATTCTCAAGACCAAACAGATTTCGATAGTGTGCTTAAGGAGAAGATAATAGGATGGACAGCATCTACAGAGACGGAAGCAGTCCTAATCGAGAGGCACGTAGCGAACGAGGAGACACCGACTCCGATAATCAAGACACAACAAGACATCTTAGAGAGCAATGTCGAAAATGCGGAGGACGACTTAGAGAACAGTTCGTCATTGCGCGCGACTCCAGAAGTAGAGGTATCAAGCGAGTCCTTCGATGCACAGGATGTGGAAGAAACTGGAAGTGAAGCTAGTAGTGAAGCTAAGAATAAACGAAAGCTTTTCGAGAGACCAATAGTAGAGCATATCCCGCCAGTATCCGACCCAGAATTCTCCAGACAGATAATCGAGGGTAAGATACCTCAAGTCAAGGTCAGAGGTATCCAACAAGGTCCTTGGGCAAAGCCTGATCAAGTAGCCCAAGCACTCCCGCACGAAGAAGTCTTAGACAAACTAGGATTTCCTACCTACGCGACGATCTGGAGAAATGCTAAGAGTTTTTCGGTTAACAAGCTGAAGAACGACCCAGAGCAGATTATCAAGCACATCAATCGCCTACAAGGTGTAATCTTCTTCTCAAGGACTATGGTTGATGCACTCGGTGAAGCGTTAGCAGAGGTCCTTAAGGATTACTCCGAGTCACAACGCAAGCACTACATCGAGGAATACTCGAAGATCTACAGAGAGAAGTCCGATCGCGCGCATCCTGGTCGTAGTAAAAAATCGACTGGAAACGGAGAAGTTAAAGAGGCAAAAGTTAAGAAGCTAGCCAAAGGTGTTAGAGACGGCTTAGACCAGATGATTGATGGACTTAAAGCATCCTACGAGACAATGGTAGAGATGGTCAAGAATCAACCAGATGCGTTTCTGAAGCTCGAATACCTTAAGGAGAAGTTTGGTAAGGTAGATAGTAGCAGAGTAGACGGAAGCAGAGGAGATAAAGCATGAAAACCGTCCTACAATCAAAGTGTCCGTGGTGTGGCAAGTTATCACGAGAAGATGTAAATGTCCCACGTTACACAGAGGACGGCAACATTGCTATCACTCTGGAATGTGGTCATACCATCTATCAAGAGGCTCTAGCGGCAGCAGACGAGACAGTAGAGATAGTATCCTCAGATGGTAGAAGTCCTTTCCCTTATCAGTGGGAAACTGTAAGGTTCATAGAGGCCGCGGACTGTAATGGTCTTATCCTCCATGAGCAAGGACTCGGTAAGACTATCATCGAGTGCATGTTGCTCAAGAGGAATAAAGATCTCCTGCCAGCATTGATCGTTGCGCCATCTGGACTGAGACTACAATGGATGGCTGAGATAATCCGATGGACTGGAATCATGCCACAGGTGATTACTAGTTCACAGGACAAACCACTATTCGAGATCTTCCCTATCATTATTGTTTCTATTGATACTCTGAGACTTCTAAGGCCAGATATCAATGGAGATGACAATGAACTCGAATGGAACTATCAGGACAGCAAATTCGAGACTAAGAAAAAGCCCAAGCCGATATGGGACGACACAATCATCAAGCGGTTCAAGCATATCTGCGTAGATGAGTCACAGAAGATTAAGAATGCTAGTTCATCTAGGACTCAAGCTCTACGCAAGTTTGCTGCTCTTGCTAACGATGGTAAGAAAGCGCGCGTCACCTGTATGAGCGGGACTAACATCGAGAAGCACGCTGGAGAATTCTTCGTAACACTGAATCTAGTCCGTCCTGAGTTATTCCCGCAAGAGAGCACATATAAGCTTTATCATTGCGAGGTTCAACCAGAGACAGGCAAGATTGGTGGTTTGCGAGACCCTAAAGCGTTCAAGGAATTGACAAAAGATTTCATCATCAGGTATAAGCGCGCGGAAGTCCTACCAGATTTGCCAAAGGTGTTCCGTCAGTTCAGACTTGCAGAGATGGAGGGTGGCGCGCTACAGGAATACATCAAGGTAGTTAAGGACTTCCAAGACTACATGGAGGACGTTGAGAAAGCTAAGAATCCTACCGACATCCTTGGCTATCTAGCACGTATGCGTCATATCACTGGAGTAGCAAAGGTTAACGCTGCCAGTGAGTTTATTGAGGAATTTCTCCTTGAAAACGAAGACGATAGGAAGCTAGTGGTATTTCTCCACCACAAAAAAGCCGCAGCATTCCTCATGGACAGACTCACCAAACTATGCAAGGACGGTGCGTTTGCTCCACCACTTTATCTCAACGCGGATCTGGACGTTCAACAAAGGATGGCGTTGATAGAGGACTTCAAGAAACCAGGTAATCGTATCCTTCTCGCTAGCACGTTAGCAGCAGGAGTAGGACTCAATCTTCAGTTCTGTTCTGATTGCTTGATTATGGAGAGACAGTGGAATCCTAGTCAAGAGGAACAGGCAGAGGGTAGATTTCCGAGACCTGGTGCCACGATGGATAAGGTTAATGCTGTATACCTTATTGCGGCTGGCACAATCGATGACTTCCTTACTCAACTAGTCGAGGAAAAGCGCCGTAACGTAAAGAACACGTTAGACTTTGAGGAAGTAACATGGGATGAGCGTGGCTTGATCATGGCGCTTGCTGAGGTCATTAGAGTTAAGGGATTGCAGCGTTGGAGACTGTCTGGTAAGGCGAGATAGGAGATAGAATCTTAGGGCGCGCGCAAGGGACGGGTAGTAGAAATATTATCCGTCCTTTTTGCGTCTATAATGGACCGGACTAAGCTATTGACATTCTAAGGGAAAAGTGATATCCTTAGAAATAGGCCAGCGTTTTAGATCTAGCTTAGCAGACCACGTAAACTGTAACTTTATCTTTAACGGGAGCGTTGTATGTGGACATCAAGACCTTCGCGTAATTCTAATCTCACTCATCTCAGAGAGGTCCGCAAGTGTCGTCGTACAACGTATCCAACCATCGAACGCGCACGTCAAGTTATCTGGCTCATGACTGTGAAAGGTGTGGATACTGGTAGGCTACGTCCGATAGCTTGTAATGACTGTCGGCAGTTCCACATCGAGTACGTTAAGGATTATCGATAGTAGGACAACATGAACACAGAATCTCGTGAGTGGAACATTCTAATGCTTGTTCTAGAGACAATCTTCGTTATCCTTGCAGTCATTTGGTTGGTTAGAGAATGGCTGTAATTGCTTTAACACTCGGCACAATCCTTACTGTCCTAACCATCATTGAGAGAATCAAAACTCTTATGAAAAAGACGGATAGGAAAGTCGACGCTCTAGAAGCTATCAACCACGCAATAGAAAGAGTCGCTGTAGCTATAGAGTTAAGCAAGGACAAAAGATGAACGAAGATAGTCCCAAGCCTAAAACACCGACTGTCGAAAGCTTCGAGATTGGTGATATAACGATAAGAGACATGCTTAAAGTCCTTGCTGGTCTAGTGGATCAATCCATTCCAGATGAGTGGGGATTCTCTATATTCCTCTACCAACTTCACGACGAGCAAGAGAATACCAACGTGTTCTATGTCTCGTCTCTCGCTAGTGCAGATGCAGTAATTCTTATCAAAAAGTGGATAGAGAGACAGACACAGTAGGACTTTAGCTCTGAGCTATTTAGACTTGTAAGGATACATATGAGCCGTCCAAGATACAAGGTGAAACGACCGCGCAGGATAGCACCAC